GATGAGGCTTGCGGCATCCTCGAGGCGCGCAGCGAGGTTGACAAGGATCTCGCCCTGCTCAACGGCAACACGGCGCAGTTCCGCCTGTCCGAGGACGTGGCCTTCCTCGAGGCCATGAACCAGACGCAGGCGACCACGCTGTTCTACGGCAACCCCGCCACCGATCCGAAGCAGTTTCTCGGCCTCGCGACCCGGTACTCCAGCAGCACCGCCGGCAACGGCCAGAACGTCCTGAAGGCCGGAGGCTCTGGTTCTGACAACACCTCGATTTACCTCGTCGTGTGGGGCGACAACACCGTGTACTGCCCCTTCCCGAAGGGTTCGCAGGCCGGCCTGATGCACGAGGATCTCGGCGAGCAGACCGTCTACGACGGCAGCAACCGCCTCCAGGCTTACGCCACGCGCTACCAGTGGAAGAACGGCCTCGTCGTGAAGGACTGGCGCTATGTTGTCCGCATCTGCAACGTGGACGTCGGCGACCTGATGACCCAGACCGGCACGCAGGATGTCGGCGATGCGACGGCCATCATCAAGCTGATGAGCCGTGCGCTCTACCGCATCCCCAACATGGCAATGGGTCGTGCGGCGTTCTACATGAACCGCACCGTCCACTCCGGCCTCGCCATCCAGGCGATGGACCGCAGCCAGTACGTCCTCAAGGTCAACGAGGCCGTGTCGCAGTTCGGCACGCCGTACTCGTGGCTGTCGTTCCAGGGCGTCCCGCTGCGTTGCTGCGATGCCATCATCAACACCGAATCTCTCGTGTCCTGATAGGACACAGGAAGGAACAACCCAATGATTACTGATCGTCTTCTCGTCGTGTCGGGCAGCAACAACCCCGGCAGCGCAATCACCGGACAGGCCATCACGGCGACCGCCGTGTCCACTGACACCATTGACTTGAGCGTTGCCCGCGAAATCGGCGAAGGCCGTGACCTGTTCATGGTGTTCACCGTCGTGGTCGGTTTCGGTGGCACTGGCACCATCACCATGCAGGTCGTGACCGATGACAATGCGTCCCTCTCCAGCCCGACCGTGATCGGGGCGACAGCGGCAATTACTGCTACCAACCTCACCGCTGGCACGCAGTACATTGTCCCCATTCCGCCCCAGGTGGCCTCGCTCGGCGAGCGTTACCTCGGCGCGCAGTACACCTGCTCTGCGTCGCCGACCACTGGCACTTTCCTCACGCAGATCGTCACTGACATTCAGGACGGCCGCAAGTTCTACGCTTCCGGTTTCGCCGTCAGCAACGTGATCTGATAGGAGCATTTCATGGCACGAGTCAAGGCAAAGGTCGTGGTGTTCATCGACAATCACCTCCGTCAGGAGGGCGAGATGTTCAACTACGACGGCCCGTTCAACAAGCACCTCGAGTACCTCGAGGGCGGCCCGCAGGCGGAACGCGCATCCCACGAGGATGCACCCGCTCCCAAGCTGCGGCCAGGACGGAAGCCGAAGGCCGAGACAAGCGCCGCGGACTGATCCTGCGAGTGCGTGAACATGGGGGGGTCGGCGGGAAACCCCGACCCCCCTCTTCTGAAACGGGAGGTGTCCCATGCCGTCCGTGGTCGAAATCTGCAACCTTGCGCTGGCGCACCTCGGCGACGATGCCACGGTCGCCAGCATCGACCCGCCGGAGGGGTCGGCGCAGTCGGAGCATTGCGCCCGGTTCTACCCCATCGCACGGGACACCCTGCTCCAGATGCACAACTGGTCGTTCGCCTCGAGGCGCGTCAGCCTCGCGCAGGTGACGATGCCGTACACCATGTGGAAGTACGCATACGCGGCGCCGGCAGACATGCTGACCGCGGTGGCAATCCTGCCGCCGGAGGCCGAGAGCGACTACTCGATCCGCGCATACCCGGCCGACAAGTACGGGTACGGGTGGATCACGCCGCCGCTCCCGGGCGCAGGCGTGTACGTGCCGCAGGAGTACCAGATCGAGACAGACACGCTCGGGAACAAGGTGATCTACACGAACCAGGAGAACGCGCTCCTGCGCTACCAGGCGCTTGTGACCGACCCGACGAAGTTCGACCCGCTGTTCGCGATTGCGCTTTCGCACTACCTCGCGTCGATGCTCGCAGGCCCGGTCGTGAAGGGTACGGAGGGCGCCGCCGAGGGCAACCGCCAGCGTCAGGTGGCGATGGGCTTCCTCGCGCAGGCGCGTGCGTCCGACTCCAACCAGCGCGAAGTGAAGCCGCAGCAGGTCACCTCTTGGATCTCGGGGCGCTGAACCATGGCAAGCACCCGCTCATACTTCCGTTCCTTCGCGGGCGGCGAGATATCGCCGGAGATGTTCGGCCGCATCGATGACGCCAAGTTCCAGACGGGGGCGGCCAAGCTGCGGAACTTCATCGCCATGGCGCAGGGTCCGGCCGAGAACCGCGCAGGCTTCGCGTTCGTCCGCGAGGTGAAGGACAGCACCAAGAAGGTGCGCCTGCTGCCGTTCACGTACAGCACAACGCAGACGATGGTGATCGAGCTTGGCGCCGGGTACATCCGGTTCCACACGCAGGGAGCAACGCTGCTGTCCGGTGGCTCGCCATACGAGATCGCGAACCCGTATGCCGAGGCCGACCTGTTCGACATCCACTACGTGCAGTCGGCCGACGTGCTGACGCTTGTCCACCCGAACTACGCGCCGCGTGAGCTGAAGCGGCTAGGGGCGACGAGTTGGACGCTCACGACGATCACGTTCGGAGCGGACATCGCCACGCCGGGTGCGCCGACCGTCACGCCGACCAAGAGCGTCGGCGCGAACATCACCGGAATCACCGTCGGCACTGGTCACATCACCGTCAGCGCGGATGTCAAGGACGTCATAATTTCAGCAGGCGACACCATCTACATCAGCGGAATCACATGGACTACGCCACCCACGGGCGGCGAACTGCTGAACAACAAGTTCTGGATCATCGACAAGTTCCACGGCGCTGGCGGAAACACGTTCTCCGTCCTGTCCGTGCAGAACGCGCTGGCCCCGACGCTCACCGGCGGCGTGTACGGAAGCGGCGGAATCATCCAGCCGATGACGCAGACCGCTGATCTCACGAACTACTACGTCATCACGGCCATCCCTGCGAACGGCGTTGACGAGACACCGCCGTCTAGCGCAGGCAACGCGACGAACAATCTGGCGATGAACGGCGCGTACAACACAATTACCTGGTCGGCCGTGTCTGGCGCCGTTCGCTACAACGTCTACAAGCGGCAGAGCGGGCTTTACGGGTACATCGGCCAGACCGAGACAACCTCGTTCGTGGACAACAACATCGCTCCCGACATGGGGATCTCTCCACCGACCGTTGACACGGTGTTCTCGAGCAGCGGCAACTACCCCGGCGCGGTGTCGTACTTCGAGCAGCGCCGCATCTTCGCCGGCACGACGAATGCCCCGCAGACGCTGTGGATGACGCGAACCGGGACCGAGTCTGACATGTCGTACCACATCCCGCTGCAGGACACCGACCGGGTGAACTTCCGGGTCGCTGCGCGGGAGGCGAACACGATCCGGCACATCGTCCCGCTCACGCAGCTCCTGCTGCTCACCAGCGGAGCGGAATGGCGCGTGTCCCCGGTCAACAGCGACGTCATCACCCCGACCACGATCTCCGTCCGTCCGCAGTCGTACATCGGCGCCAGCAACGTGCAGCCGTCCATCGTCAACAACACGGTGGTCTACTGCGCGGCACGCGGAGGCCATGTTCGCGAACTCGGGTACTCCTGGCAGGCCAGCGGCTTCGTCACGGGCGACCTGTCATTGCGCGCCGCGCACCTGTTCGACAACTACGACATCAGCGACATGTGCTACAGCAAGTCGCCGCAGCCTCTGCTGTGGTTCGTGTCATCGACGGGATACCTGCTCGGCCTGACGTACATCCCGGAGCAGCAGATCGGTGCATGGCACTGGCACAACACGGACGGCACGTTCGAGTCATGCACGGCGGTCGCCGAAGGCACTGAGGACAGGCTGTACGTGGTGGTGAAGCGCACCATCGGCGGCGTCACGAAGCGGTACGTGGAGCGCATGGCGAGCCGACAGGTCAACGACCTCGAGGACTGCTTCTTCGTGGACAGCGGCCTGACCTATGACGGCACAAACACCGGGGCGACTACGGTGACCATCAGCGGCGGGACAAACTACGACCCTTCGGAGATCATCCTCATCACGGCATCGTCGGCGATCTTCGCGTGGCCGGCAACGACTGACGTCGGCGACGTGATCGTCCTGACCGATGCAAGCGGAAACAAGTACCGCATCACGATCACGGCCGTGTCATCGACCTCCCAGGCATCGGGCCGCGTTGACAAGACGCTCCCCGTTGCATTGCGG